CGCGGTGTCCGCACCCTCGACATAGTTGCCGTTGTCGTCGTGCCAGAAGCTGCCGGGGTTGCTCAGCCACAGCTTGAAGACCGTCTTCTGCAGGTTGATGCCCGCCATGCGGCCGATCACCGCGTTGACCTGGTTAAACGCACTGAGGTCGTCGTTGATCTGCATCACCCGCGTCAGCGTCAGCAGCGCGCCCACCGTCTTGACCTGGTTGGCGTAATCCGCTTCCTGCAGGCCCACGTGCTTGAGCTCGCCGTCCGAGCCGACCTCGGTGAACTCGCCCTTGCCGGTGAGGCGGAACATCTTGAACTGCTTGAAGTCCGTGGCCGTCACATCGGCGGCGATCTGCGGCACCACGCTCTCGACGGCGGTAAACGCATTGAGCAGCACCTTGTTGGCCAGGTTGCTCAGGATGCCGGTGAGACTGATCGTCGAGAAGCCGCTGGCGGCCCGCAGCACCTGGTCGGCCTCGTACGCCGCGCGGATGAAGTCGTTGCTCTTGCGATCGCCCGCGTAGTGCATGCCCGCGGCGCGGATGCACATGTCCATGAGCATGTGCAGGCCCGCATGGCGGTAGGTGCTCGACGCGGCCAGGTTCATCACCTGCTCGCGCTCGCCCGCGGGCAGGCTCGCCGCCACGCGATCCTCGGCGATGCCCGAGCCCATGCTCAGCGACGCCTCAAGCACCCGCCCGAGCTGAGCCGGGGGCACACCCGGCACGATGGCACCGGGCGAGGACGCCCGGCTCATGCGCATGGCGTGCAGTTCCGTCTTGTCGCGGTCCCAGCCCTCGCGAATGGCCCGAGCCTCGAGCGGCTCGTCGGAGCCGCCGTCGGTCTTGACCGTGGGATTGCGGAACTGCGCGCAGATCTGGCGAATCTCGCTGACCCGCGTCGATTCGGCAGCGAGTTGCTGCCGGTAGGAAGCGACGAGATCGGGATCGTCGGCACCAGGAGCGGACGCGCCCGTGCGCCCGCCCGACGCGTTGACATTCTGATTGCCCGCGGGCTGCGTGGGCGCACCTCCGCTGCCTTCGCGCTGCGCGGTGGTCGTGCCGCCGCCCTGGCTGGAATTCCCTGGGCTTCCGGGGGTTCCGGGGGTTCCGGGGGTTCCGGGGGCGTCGTACATTGCCTTGAGGCTGGTGCGCTGCGCGTCGGTGAGGGTGGCCGGATCAAAGCCCTTGGCGGTCAGCCATTGTTCGAAGGTCATGGCGTCGTTCTCCTGTGTCTGTGCGGTATTGGCGGACGCGGCAACGCTGGCCGAGGTCTGTCCGTCCGCTCCGATGGCGGTGAAGCTGATTTCCTTAAGGGTGGCGTCGCGGGCGATGATCAGCGGGCCGCTGACCTGGCGGCCGTTGACGGTCGCGGTCTTGCCCGCTTCGAGGAACTCACGGCGGTGGATGCTCGCGCCGATCGAGGCCTGCCACTTGAAGCCGTTCTTCGCATGGGCCACCACGTCGGCCGCGTCCCCGCTGTCGCCGGTGATGATGCCGCCGACGTTGACGCCCTTGGCGCTGATGGCGATGTCGTTGGCCTGCCCCACCACGCGGTTGCGGTCATGGTCGCGCAGGATCGGCAGTGTCTTGCCCGAAGCGCGCAAGCCCGACAGGTCCACGATCACCGGGTAGTAAAAACCCTCGACGTTCATGGGCGCGCCGGTGTAACCGGCGATCATGAACGAGGGGCGCTTGGCGGGCTGTCCCTCACTTCCGGGGGCGGCGGCCGTGATGTTCACTTCGGCGGTCAGTTCCAGCGCGTTGGGCTGCTGGGTGCTGGGCGGCGTCGACGGAGCGCTGGCGCGCAGCCAGGTTGGGATGAGATCACTGATCTTCACTGTCGTCCTCCTCTTTGTCTTCTGGTGCGCCACGTCCTGGCGCGGCGGCACTTTCGGGGTCGGGTAGGGCGAACAGTTGATCGCGCATGGCCTTCTGGAGTTCCTCGAAGGTCATGCCCAGTTCCTTGGCGCGCTGCTGCAGTTGCTCTTCCCAGTCCTCGCCCTCGCGGCCGTACTCCTTGGCCAGCGTCGTGGTCAGCGACTTCAGCTGCGTCTCCTGCCGGCCCGCTTCACGCGGATCAAGCAGGCCCATGCCGTCCCACGTCCACGCCACAGGCGGGACGACGTCGCGGCCAGGCGATGGTGGGAGATAGCCCGGGATCAGGCGTGCCTCGGCGTACCACCGCGCGAAGTCGATGTCGCAGATGCTCTCTTCGAAGAGGTCCTGGCAGATGTTGACATGTCGCATGAAGCCGATGATGTCCAGCTTGCCCGAGGCGAAGTTGTAGCCGCTGAAGTCCGCACCCGCGATGCCCTTGGGCATCTCAAAGCCACGCGCCATCTCGCTGATGATGTTCTTCTTGAACATGTCATACGTGGTGGTCGGCTGCTCGGCCTTGACCTGCCGGAAGTCATAGCCCTCGGGCAGCGTCAGCATCTCGCGTCGCCGCACCGGGAAGCTTTCCAGCGGATCGTGCGCCGCCGGCTGGTCGGGAATCCACGTCGTGGTCAGCAGGCCCGCGATGTCGGCGGCGGTTTCCGCGGCGGCAAGCACCGCCAGCGTGTAACGGCGAAGCTGGGCGAACAGCGGCAGGCCGGGGGTAAACAGCGACACGCCCCGACGCTGGCCCGGCCGCTCCACGCGGAACAGGTGCCGCATCTGCTCGGCGGGCACGGTGTCGTAATCGTTCGGCAATGCGCCCGCATACAGCGCGCCGGGATGCACCTTCAGCACGTGGTACGCCATGGGGTCGCCCCAGTCGTCGTACACGATGCCGTCGGTGGGCTGCACATCCAGCCGCTGGATCGGCGTGTCGATCTGATCGCACTCGATCGGCGTCAGATTCAGCTTCACCGCATCGCGGATGTTGGGATTGTTCGTCTCGCGGGCGAAGGACTCGCCATCGACCACCCACGCAAAGCCCATGGTCCAGAGCTTCGTCGTCCACTTGATCGCCCGGCTCCACCGCCGGAATTGGGCCTCCACGGCGCGGTTGTATTGCCGATTCTCGGTGAGGACCTGCAGTGTCGGCCCGGTGCCGACGATGTAGTTCGTCAGCGTCTGGGCGATGCCCTTCGCATACGTGTTGCTGCCCACCTCATAGCGGCAGCGCTCGCGGATGATCTTGCGCACCTCCGGCCGCAGCGCCGCCTGGGCGCTGAGCGAATCCGCCCAGCGCCAATGCTCGGCATTCTCCGCCGTCGTCTGCGCCGCGTCATACGACCCCCGGATTTGGCGAGAAGGGGCAGCGGAGCTTCCGGGGGCACTTCCGGGGGCGGGCTTGGACGTGCGCGCGTTGTGCGGGCGCAGCGTGCCCTCGGGCATGGTCAGCACATCGATGAGCATGCTCGTCATACCGCACCCCCGGGCGTGATCTTCGTGCGGCGGACGTTGGCCAGCGGCGAGCCGGCCTGCTGCTTGAGGTACTTGGCGGCCGCGATCTGATCCTTCAGCGAATGCTGACGGACGCGCACGCTGTCACTCTCGACCTCGGCCGGGCCTTGAGCATTCTCGATGAGCGTGTTCTTCAGATCTTCAGCCATGCGTGACAGCAACTCCGAGTTCTGAGCGTCGTCGTGTTGTGTGCGACTACGGCCAGATATGCCGGAGGGCGTCCGCGTTATCGGGGAGATGTGGGATTTTGCGCGAGATGGGCTATTTCATTCGATATCTATAGGTTCCCCCCCGGAATTCCCCACGGAATTCCCCACGGATGTTCCTCTGCACCACTCACTTGATCTGCTCGCGGGTGCTCACGCGATAGCCGCAGTTCCGACAGGCCCGCCGCCGTTCGATCGCGTTGGGGTGGCGCGTGGTGTAGATCACCCTAAAATGCCTGCAGCCGCACTTGGGGCATTCCAGCCCGCCGTCCTCGGCGCGGTTGCCGTAGTCGGACAGGGACTTCTCGGCCTTGACGCTCTGTCGCACTTTGCCCGGGTCGTTCATCCGAATCGCTCCCTGTAAATGTCCTGCAGCTTCTTGGCGGGTTTCACGCGGCGGCTGGGGGTGACCAGCGAGCCGGGCTCGTTGATGCCCTCCATCGACGCCGCCACCGCGCAGCCCACGATGCCGTCGAACAGGTCGTTGTCGCGGCCCTTGGTCTGCTTCCACAGCAACAGGCTGCGACCCTTCTTGTCATCCAGCGACGGCTTCTCCGACAGGATGTGGTCCATCAGCAGGCGATGCCGCTCGCGCGACTGCTCGAAGAACGTCAGCGCCCCGCGATCGCCGCGCGGCACGCGCAGGCGACTGGCGATCGTCGACTTCCACCGGTTGCTGTCGAAGATGACGAACCGGCTGGCGTGGGTCTTGCTGTACCGCTCGCGCCAGTGCTGGCCCACGCGATCGCCGGGCTGCTTGGCCCAGTCCTCGATCGCCTGCTGGCCCGGGCCGACGAAGTGGCCGTGGCTGGGCATGAGGATCGGCGCGTGCACGCTCTGCCGGCAGAACTGGTACAGCACCGTGGTCATCTCGCCCCAGTTCGCGTCGACCAGGCAGCGGCGAATGCGTACCGGCTCGCCGCCCTCGTTGGGCCACTCGCGCGTCAGCAGGTCGCCGGTGAGCTGCTCCAGGGCGTGCAGCAGTTGCGCCGGCCGCCCCGCGCCCGGCAG